CAGGTGTTATTCAAAGTACGATCACTGGCTTTTTGTCTCAAATTTCATTGCTGGGGCCAAAGAACAATACAACCATCAATGACATTTTGTACAATTCGTTACAAAAATATGGGTCTGGTGGCGCTAATAATTATTCAGTTGGCACATTAACTTTAACTGCTAATTCAGCAACTACTGTCATAACAAGTGTTCCTTTTATAGCTGCAAATTCAACAGTACTATTGACACCCACATCGTCAACTGCGGCTGCTGATGTAGGTTCAGCAACAAGCGTATATGTCTCGGCTATTTCTGCGGCAACATCTTTTACGATCACGCATCCAAACAATGCAAACGTAGACAAAACTTTCAACTACATGATCTTTACAGGGTCTTAAGGAAATTATTATGTCAATTACTTTTAAATGGGTAGTTAACAAAGTTCAAGTCGTTGAAGACAATTTAATTGTTGCGGTTGAATTGACTGTTGTAGGTACAAATGAAACTTCATCTGCTTCAGCTTCATACAGCCGAAATTTAGTTCGCAGCGATACTTTTATTCCGTATGAACAATTGACTGAACAACAAGTTCTTGATTGGTGTTTTAAGCCCGAAACAATTACTTTTAACAACCCAATTAATAACACAACATTTACCAGAACTCGTTTTATCAAAAACGAAGGTGAAAACGAAATTACCAATCAGCTTTTGCACCAACCAGCTAAAAAAGTTGCAGAACCTGCTTTGCCTTGGGTATAAATTTAAAATAGTGTATTAACAAACTGTGTCGGTGCAGAACACCGAAATTTGATTTTGATTGGAGTATCAAAATGGCTCTCGAAAAAGTTATCTCTGTTGATTTGATTGAAGTTATTGAAAACGGTTGCGTTCAAGTACGCACCAAGACCGCTATCATGGAAGACGGCAGACAGATCAGTGCAAAATTCCACCGCCATATTGTTGTGCCTGGTGCTGATACAAGTGCTGAAGATGCCAAAGTGCAAGCCATTGCCGCAGCTATTCATACACCAGCAGTTATCGCTTCTTATCAAGCTGCTCAAGTAGTTGCACAGCCAGAGTAATCTGGTGTAAGATTAAAACAACTGTATCGGCCCAGTAGACCGAGGAATCTTAGGATTCATAAAAAATGACTGAAGAAGTCCAAGCCCTAGCGGAAGTAGACTCCGCGCCAACCACGGATGTGACGGCCACACCTGAAGTTGCTGAAAGTACGCCGGAAGTCGCTGAGAACCAAGTTGATCAAGTCGAAGAGAAAAAATACTCCCAGGCTGAAATTGATGCGATGATCGGCAAACGCCTCGCAAGAGAGCAACGTAAGTGGGAAAGAGAGCAAGCACAACGGTCTGCCGAAACGCAAATCGTGAAAGCTGCACCAACTGCGTCCGTTGACCAGTTTGAAAGCCCTGAAGCCTATGCGGAAGCAATGGCGTATCAGAAAGCTGAAGAACTATTGGCCAAACGTGAAGCAGCCAAGCAGCAATCAGCCGTTCTCGAAAGCTATCAAGAGCGTGAAGAAGCAGCGCGGGACAAGTATGATGACTTTGAACAAGTCGCCTACAACCCCAAGCTACCGATCACAAATGTGATGGCCGAAACGATCCAGTCTTCGGACATTGGGCCTGAGTTAGCGTACTACCTTGGCTCAAATCCAAAAGAAGCAGATCGCATCTCACGCATGACGCCACTCAGTCAGGCGAAAGAGATTGGGAGAATTGAGGCCAAATTGGCATCAGCGCCCCCGATCAAGAAAACAACATCTGCGCCTGCGCCGATTTCTCCTGTCACTGCACGCTCCGTTGGAGCGCCAGCCTTAGACACTACAGACCCTCGCTCTATCAAGAGCATGACGGCCTCGCAGTGGATTGAAGCTGAACGTGCAAGACAGATTAAGAAGCTACAAGCACAGAACCGCTAAAACTTTGACTTTTTTGAAAGGACTGAAATGTCTAATACTATTCTGACGATTGACATGATTACCCGCAAGTCGCTGGAAATCTTGGAAAACAACCTTGTTCTTACCCGTAATGTGAACCGCCAGTATGACGATTCTTTCGCTGTTGAAGGCGCAAAGATTGGTTCTACACTGCGTATCCGTTTGCCCGACCGTGCTTTGGTAACTGACGGCGCCGCCTTGCAAGTGCAAGACGACAACGAGCAGTTCACCACTTTGACCGTTGCCAGCCAAAAGCACATCGGTGTCAACTTCACATCTGCTGAATTGACCATGCAATTGGATGACTTCGCAGAGCGTGTGTTGAAGCCTCGTATCAGCCAGTTGGCATCTTCTATTGATGCTGATGTGGCCAATGCGTACAAAACCATTGGTAACACCGTTGGTACACCTGGCACCACTCCTTCTACTTCTTTGGTCTTGCTCCAAGCCCAGCAGAAGCTGAACGAGAACGCAGCTGTGATGTCTCCCCGTTACGCTACCGTGAACCCTGCTGCTAACGCTGGCTTGGTTGAAGGCATGAAAGGTTTGTTCAATCCTACAGACACTATCAGCAAGCAATTCAAGAACGGCATGATGGGCACTGGCGTGTTGGGCTTTGACGAGATCAACATGTCTCAGTCTATCAAGCAACACACAACTGGTTCGCGCGTTGCCACCGGCAACTCCGTGACCACCACTGTGACTTCGCAAGGTGCTTCTAGCATTGCTTTGACCATCGGCTCTGGCCTGACAGTTAAAGCCGGTGACGTGTTTACTGTTGCTGATTGTTTTGCTGTGAACCCACAGACCCGTGAATCCACTGGTTCGTTGTTCCAGTTCGTTGCTTTGGCTGACGCCACTGCCAGCGGCACTGCGATTGTCGTGTCTGTTGCTCCTATCTACACCGCCGCCAATGCTTTGGCTACCGTTGACAGCTTCCCTGTCTCTGGTAAGGCTGTCGTGTTCGTAGGCGCTGCTTCTAGCCAGTACGCACAGAACTTGGTATACCACAAGGACGCCATCACCTTTGCAACTGCTGACTTGCTGTTGCCACAAGGTGTTGACATGGCTGCTCGTGCTGTTCACAACGGAATCTCCCTAAGAATTGTGAGGCAATACGATATAAATAACGATAGAATGCCTTGCCGTATTGACGTTTTGTACGGCTTCAACACGATCCGCCCACAAATGGGCTGCCGTATCTGGGGCTAATCTGATTGGGGCTTCGGCCCCTATCTCTGTTCTTAATATTGAAAGGAAATTATCATGGCTCTCCCTAATGGTGCTGGTGGTTATCAACTCGGTGACGGTAATGTCGGCGAAGCACAACTGTTCGTTCAAGGCGCTCCAACAGCTTTGACTGCTGACGCAACTTTGACCGCTGCTCAATTGGCAAATGGTTTGTTTACCAGCGACTCTGCTGCCGACATCACTGCAACTTTGCCCACCGTGGCTTTGTTGGAAGCTGATATTAGCAGCGCTGCTAAAGTGAACGCTGCTTTTGAGTTTGCAATTGTGGTTGTCGATGCTGCTTATCAAGTCACTGTTGCCGCAGGCACAGGCTGGACTTTGGTTGGAAACATGGTTGCGCTGGAAAGCACATCCGCCCGTTTCCTCGCCCGTAAAACCGGCGAAGGTTCTTGGACTTTGTATCGTATTGCCTAAACTTAAATGGGGGCTTCGGCCCTCATTTTTAAAAGGAAACAAAATCATGCCAAATACTATTGCTGTAGGCGTTGCGTTTGAAGACGCACAACTTGACGGCGCAATTATGGGTAAATCTGGCGGCACAGCAGGTTTTTACGGCGCTACGCCGACAACTAAACCTGCGGCCAACACTGCTGCCTTAACTACAATCACGTCTACTGCACCCGGCACGCCGGACTTTGCAATTCAAGACTTGACTCAAACAACCCCATTTGGTTTTGTTACCAAAGACGAGGGTAATTCAGTTCTGGCGGTGATTGCAAATTTGCAAGCCCGTGTAGGACAGTTGGAAACTAAACTTCAAACTCTTGGTTTGTTGGCTTAAACTAAATGGGGGTTAATCACCCCCATTCTTAAATTATGATCATTTATCTTGAACATCCCGAACATGGCGCCAAAGTGGCGACTATGGATTTAGAGGCTGAGATGGATGAAAGAAATGGCTGGACTCGCTATAATCCAGACACGCCTTCTGAAACTGAAGCGGCTCCTGTGAACGTGCTGGAAGTTAAACGCCGTAGAAAAACCACTGCTGAGGTTTAAAAATGACAACGTACACCGCTGGCCAACAAATCGAACGGGCGCTTAGACTTCTCGGTGTGCTTGCTGAAGGTGAAACGCCCTCTGCGGCTACGTCACAAGACGCCTTGATGGCGTTCAATCAAATGATTGATTCGTGGAACACAGAGCGTTTAGCCGTGTTTTGCACACAAGATCAAATCTTCACATGGCCAGCAGGCTTAATTAGCCGCACCCTTGGCCCAACTGGTGACTTTGTTGGCCTTCGCCCCATTTTGCTTGATGACGCTACATACTTTAAAGCAAACAACGGCGTGTCTTATGGCATCAAGATGATTAACCAACAGCAGTACAACGGTATTGCTGTTAAGACCGTGACTTCTACTTACCCACAAGTTATGTGGGTAAACATGACGTTTCCTGATATTGAGATATATCTCTATCCAAGGCCAACGCAAGACTTAGAATTTCACTTTGTATCGGTTGAAGAACTAAACCGCCCCGCCACGCTATCCACGGTGCTGTACTACCCACCAGGCTATCTGCGTGCGTTTACATACAACTTGGCCATGGAGTTTGCTCCTGAGTTTGGCGTTGAGCCAAGCCCACAAGTGCAGCGCATTGCCATGACTTCTAAGCGTGACTTGAAGCGCATCAACAACCCTGATGATGTGATGGCACTGCCTTACGCATTGGTGGCCAACCGCCAGCGTTTCAATATCTATGCCGGTAACTACTAATGAAGACGCCGATTCTTGGCTCTACTTATGTAGCGCGGTCTGTCAATGCGGCAGACGCTCGGATGGTCAATCTGTTTCCAGAGATCGTCCCAGAAGCTGGTAAAGAGCCTGCGTTCCTGAACCGCGCCCCTGGCCTAAAACTGCTTAACACCGTTGGCAACGGCCCAATCCGTGGCCTTTGGGCTTTTTCGTCTAGCGACAGCACAGCCTTCGTGGTGTCAGGCACACAGCTTTACAAGATCAACACATCGTATGTGGCCACGCTAATCGGCACGGTGGCCGGTACTGGGCCAGTCAGCATGGCTGACAACGGCACGCAATTGTTCATTGCGGCCAACGGCCCCAGCTACATCTACAACAACACAACAAACGTTTTTGGCCAGATTACCGATCCAGACTTCCCAGGCGCTGTGACTGTCTGTTATTTGGATGGTTACTTTGTGTTCAACCAGCCCAATAGCCAGTTGCTGTGGGTGACACAGCTGCTAGACGGCACATCCATTGACCCACTTGACTTTGCCAGTACCGAAGGCTCTCCTGATGGCCTGATTGCCGTGGCGTCCAACTTCCGCGAAGTGTGGGCGTTTGGCACTAATTCGATTGAAGTCTGGTTTGATTCTGGCGCAACAGATTTTCCATTGCAGCGCATTCAGGGCGCGTTTAATGAGCTGGGCTGCGCAGCCCCTTACTCTGTAGCCAAGATGGACAACGGCCTGTTCTGGCTTGGCCGTGACCGCCGTGGCCAAGGTATTGTCTACCGCGCCAATGGTTACACCGGCGTTCGCATCTCAACTCACGCTGTTGAGTGGCAGATTCAGCAGTATGCTGACATGTCAGACGCCATTGCCTATACTTATCAGCAAGACGGCCATAGTTTCTATGTACTGGTTTTCCCTAGTGCTAACACCACTTGGGTCTATGATGCGGCCACACAAGCCTGGCATGAGCGTGCAGGGTTTGCTGACGGCAACTTCACACGCCATCGTGGCAACTGCCAGATGGCGTTTAACAACAGTATTGTTGTTGGCGATTTTGAAAACGGCAACATCTATGCGTTTGACCTAGATGACTTTAGCGACAACGGCAACATACAAAAGTGGCTACGCTCATGGCGTGCATTGCCAACTGGCCAAAACAATCTGCGCCGCACGACCCAGCACATGATGCAACTTGATTGCGAGTCTGGCGTTGGTTTAAATGGTTTTATTGTCAATGAAACAATTTATTTGCAAACAGAATCCGATGATTATTTAATTACCGAAAACGGCGATTATTTAATTGCAGAACAAGAAGCAATTGCTACTCAAGGCGCTGATCCACAAGTCATGCTGCGCTGGTCAGACGATGGTGGCCACACATGGTCAAACGAGCATTGGGCATCCATGGGCAAGATCGGACAGTATTACAAACGTGTAATCTGGCGGCGCTTGGGCATGACCGTCAAACTGCGTGACCGAGTGTATGAAGTGTCTGCCACTGATCCTGTGAAGATTGCCATCATGGGCGCAGAACTAATTCTGAGTCCAACGAATGCCTAGCCCTAACGCTACGCCGACGCCGATCACGCCACCACGAGTGCCGTTGATTGACCCTCGCACGGGTCTGATTGACCGCGCCTGGTATTTGTTCTTTCTGTCGCTACAAGACATAGCAACTTCCGTGGTCGATGATGGCGGTACTGGCGCTGACGCCATATCCTTGCTTGCGTCTTACGATGCGGCTTTATTGTCAGTCAATCAAGAGTTGCAGACCTTGCCGCCAGTGGTTACCTTACCAGTCCCTGACGTATTGACTGACTGCTGTTCTGCCTTAGAGTCCCAAGTGGCCGAAATGCAAAAGCAGATCGAGGCGTTGCAAGTGCAACCCATTGTTGACACCGCAGCTATTACTGCCGCCATTAACGCCGCATCGTCAGCGCCAGTCACCAAGACCGCTGACTTTACGGTAGCTGACAACGAGACTTGGCTAATCAACAACAAGTCAGGCTCAACATGCACGGTAACTCTACCCACAGCAAGCGCATGGACGGGCCGAGAACTTACTTTTAAGAATTTGCAGGCTCAGACTTTGGTGTCTGCATCTAGCAATGTTGTGTTAATCGACGGCACAGTCGCTGGCACAGCAATCCTCTTGGCAGTTGTAGGAAATTGGGCGACAATGGTGTCTGACGGCACAAATTGGGTCATCATGCAACAAGCCGCTAATAACTGCCTCTTATTGGAGTAAACCATGACAGTCACCGTCAAAGTCCTCGTACCGGCTAAATTTGCCGAAAACGCCCAAACAACCCAGTACACAGCGACTGGCGTTACGGCCATCATCGACAAGTTCACCGCAACTAACATCAGCGCGTCTGCCGCCACGATCAGCGTGAACTTGGTCACAACCGCAGGCTCTGCCGGTAACACCAACTTGATCACCAAGACCAAAACCTTGCAAGCGTCTGAGGTCTATACGTTCCCTGAACTGGTTGGCCAAGTGCTTGGCGTGGGCGACTTTATCAGTACAATTGCAGGCACAGCCAGCGCAATCAACATTCGCGTTTCTGGACGTGAGGTAACCTAATGCGTGTAACCTACGGCAAAGGTTTTGACGTTGTGCCAAACGCGCCAGTTAAGGTGCGTTTTCGTGAAACTGTGCTTGCAGCCCAACAAGAAATGCAACAAATGATTGACAGCGGTGTCGCTCAATCTGCGTTGGAAGACTGCACTTTAAAACACTACTTCACACCCAAAGACGAAAAGTATGGGTGCAGCACATACGCTAGAGAAATCTTTTTGCCAAAGGGTTCATTTGTTATTGGCAAGATTCATAAACATCCGCATTTAAACTTTATTTCTAAGGGCCGAGTCAAAGTGTTTACTGAGTTTGGCGACAAGCATTTGGTGGCGCCATGCACTTTTATCTCTGAAGTTGGCTTAAAACGTGCTGTATACGCTGAAGAAGACACTATTTGGACAACAGTCCATCTAACAGAGTTTGAAAACGAGTCTGATTTAGATAAAATTGAGCAAGAGGTAATTTCCCCAACTTATGATGATATGGGGTTAATTTCTTCAACTAACACACCGCTTAAACTTGCGGAACAAGGGGAAAAGCCATGACATGGGTAGCAACAGCCATAGTAGGTTCAGCTGTAGTCGGCGCAAGTACAGCTAGAAGCGCTTCAAAAACGCAAGCAGCGGCAGCATCTGAAGCCGCAGATGTGCAAAAGCAAGTTGCTGATCAACAAGTTGCGTTGCAACGCGAAATGTTTGAGCGAACCCGTGAAGACCAAGCACCTTATCGTCAGGCTGGTTATAACGCATTAGCTCAAATGCAACGCACGGCTGGTAATGTGCCTGGCGCGTTTAAATTTGGCGCAGGCGATTATCAAGCTGACCCAGGTTATGCTTTCCGTTTGGCAGAAGGCCAGAAGGCGCTTGATCGCCAAGCGGCTGCCCGTGGTGGTTTGATCTCTGGCGGCGCATTAAGAGCCGCACAGCGTTATGGTCAAGAGATGGGATCGCAAGAATTTGGCAACGCATACAACCGTGCTTTAACTGGCTACAACACTGATGTGGCGCGTGAGAACCAGTTGTACAACCGTCAAGCAGCTTTGTCTGGTATCGGTCAAACTGCCACTAATTTAGTTGGCCAAGCTGGTCAGAACTACGCAACTGGTGCTGGTGGCGCATTAGGTACATACGGCACAAATGTGGGCAATTTAATAACTGGTGCTGGCGCAGCTCAAGCGGCTGGCCAAGTTGGCATGGCCAATGCACTTACTGGTGGTTTGGGTACTTACCTTAATTACACCCAAGGTAATGCGTTGCTTAACGCTTTGCAAAGAAATCAAAATATGCAACTAGTAAATACCGGTGGGTATTCTAATGTTCCATCGTATATGGTTCAACCACCTGGAGGAGGTTAATTATGGCGCTCAATCCAAGCATTTCTCTTGGCGTTAGACCACTTGAAATAGCCAATCCGTTGGCTCAATATGGTCAAGTTGCGGCGCTTCAAAGCGCACAAAATCAAAATCAATTGGCTCAGTATCAACTTGGCGCTGCTCAACGCGCCGAAGCAACGCAAAATGCGTTAGCTGATGCTTACAGTCAATCTATTGACCCTAATACTGGCGCAATCAACTACAACAAATTGACTGGTCTTTTGGCAAAAGGCGGTGGCGGGTCACAAATTCCAGGCATTGAAAAAACACGCCGAGAAATTGAAGCTGCTGCGCTTGCTGCCGAAAAAACTAAAGGTGAAATTGAAAAAAATCAATTTCAATTGACTAAAGACAAACTTAAACATGGTTGGACTTCTTTAGGTGATGCACCAACACCGCAAGATGCAATTAAAAAACTTAATGAAGGTGTGACTAAAGGTTATTTTGATTTTGCTACTGCAAGCGCAGAAACACAGCAACTTCAAAACATGACGCCAGAACAGTACAAACAGTACCGTGTTGAAAAAGTTTTAGGTCTTTTGGATGCCAAAGACAAACTTAGTTTTATGTTGCCCAAAACTACTCGTCAAGATATTGGCGGCCAGATTGTCAACATTCAAGACAACCCAATGATGCCTGGTTACGGTATGCCAATTGCTGGTGGGGCTATAGCTAAAACGCCAACATTTGGTGAAATGGCTAGTCAAGGTCAGCTTAACTTGGCACGACAAAAATTTGCATGGGAACAAGCTAACCCAGGCTTTGAACTTAAAGAAGCTGAAGACGGCTCAATTGTTGGCGTCAACAAACGCACATTGCAAGCCTTCCCAGTATCTATTGGCGGTGCTGCACCAGCTGTTGCGCCAATGGCCGCGCTAGCTGCGTCTGGTATGCCAGGCGCTAGAGTGCCAGCAATCCCTGGCATGACTAGCGTGTTGGATCAGCAAGCCCCTGCAACAGCGCCTATGGCTGGAACGCCATTGCGCGGCAAAGGCACTGCACTGACCGAATCGCAAGGTAACGCCACGGCTTATGGCATGAGAATGAAAGAAGCCAATGCCATTTTGGAGCCATTAGAAAACGCAGGGAAAACAAATACTGGTTTGATCAAAGGCGCAGTTAGCGGAGCCGTGGGGCTTGTGCCATTTATTGGCGACAAACTTGAAGATGTGTCTGGCTCTGTCTTTAATGCGCTGCCGCGATTTTTGGGTGGTCTTAGCCCAGAACAACAACAAGTGGCTCAAGCAAGGATCAATTTCATTACAGCCATTTTGCGAAAAGAATCTGGCGCTGCAATTGGTGCAAGTGAAT